GTACATATAAAGCGGCAGCAGATTTGGCGAAGGCACAGAACTACAAACAGAACACAACTTTCCAAGGTGCGCTTGATTTTTCCAAAACAGCACATACTCTTCAAAGGCAGATAACAGCAATAGAGTATCTGAAAAAAGCCCGTTTGTCTTTGAGTGTTACAGATGCAAATTATAAGCAAAAACTTGAACAGATAAATTCTGCAATAGCAAGGCACAACCAAGCATTACGGCAGGCTGGAGTGCAATCACAAAGCCTTGCACACAACCATCGAAACCTCATGGACACAGCAGGGCAACTTCAAAGGAAACTTGCCTTGGTTTTCTCCGTGTCGCAGATCGAAGGTTATATAGGGAAAATAGTTAAGGTAAGAGGCGAATTTGAACTTCAACAAGTTGCATTACGTGCTATCATCCAAGATAAAGATAAGGCTGATAAGATATTCTCTAAAACGCTAAATCAGGCATTAAAATCACCTTTTCAAGCAGGTCAGCTTATCACATTCACAAAGCAACTCGCCGCATACCGTATTGAATCGGATAAGTTATTTGATACCACAAAACGGCTTGCAGATGTGTCCGCTGGTTTAGGTGTAAGCATGGACAGACTTATACTTGCTTATGGTCAAGTAAAGGCAGCTGCATACTTACGAGGTTCAGAAGTTAGACAGTTCACGGAAGCTGGCGTCAATATGTATGGAGAACTTCAATCATATTTTGAAGAGGTCAAAGGAGAAGCATACACGACCGCACAGATTGTAGATATGATTTCCAAACGTATGGTGAAGTTTGAGGATGTAGAAGCTGTATTCCAAAGAATGACTGATAAGGGTGGTTTGTTCTTTAACATGCAGGAGGTGCAAGTTAATACGCTTAGTGGTCAGATTAACCGATTAAAAGATGTTATTTCAGTTATGTTTAACGAAATAGGTAAATCTAACCAAGAAGGAACTTTATCTATCTCAACAGCAATAGGACTTGCAAATACGTTATTGGAAAATTGGAGAACAGTTGCATCCATATTAAAAACGGTAGTATTTTCTTACGGGACATTAAAAGCTGTTTCGGGTTTAATGTGGATTGCAGAACGAGCATATATGGCTAATGATATAGCACAACAAAGATTAAGAATCTCTTTGAAGTTAAAAGATATTATGGCTACACGAGCCCAAGCAGCAGCAAACACGGCAAACGGAACAGCTATCGCAGGAGCGGCAACCGCACAAAGAGGTCTTAATGTGGCTCTTGCATCCAATCCTTACGGTGCTATACTGGCAATAGTTGTTGCAATCGGAACGGCAATTTATGAAGCAGTAAGCAATGCAAACAGGCTCAAAGAATCACTTGATGGTATAGCGGCAGAGGGCGCTTTCAGTTCCGTTCAATCAGCAAACAATTACGCAAAGCTTGCTTCTACTGTAACAGACAGCACAAAGTCATACCAAGAGCATAACAAGGCACTTGCCGAATTGAAAAACAAGTATTCAGAAATACTTCCCGAACAATACCTTAACGCAGAGGGGATTAAGGCTTTGAACGGTAATTACCAAGAAGCCATAAAGACCATACACCAATACATAAACGCCAAGACTAAGGAGCGAATGATTGATGAAGTTGGACAAGACGCTAACAAGGAAATGTATTCCAACCAGCAGAAAACGGCTAAGGAGATTGCTAAGATTGTGGAAGAGCAACACGGGATGAAAGTATCGTGGAGCGAGATTAGCGGCATTCTTAGCCAAGTTCAAGAGAAACTGATGGATGGAACTATCAAATCCGTCCGACAACTCCGTGAGGAAACTGAAAAAGTTGTTGAAGCATACACAGGGCTTGGAAATATTGATTTAAGCGACTATTTTACAAGATTATCGGGAAGTTCATTTGGTGGCGCAGACAGATTCAAGTTTGAAAAAGTAGAAATTGAGAACAGTGTGTTCAGAACTTGGTTTGAAAGTGCAAAATCATATCTTTCCCAAATTGAAGAAATTGAAAACAGATTCAATAAGGATTCACTTAGCCGTACTGCCCAAAGTTATCAAGAACAGAAAGAGGCGGCAGACAAAATGATTGCAAACGCAATGTCGGCATACGATGTGCTCCGTGATTCACAGAAAAAGAATACTAAAGTTACAAAAGAGGAACTTGAAAACGCAAAAAAACTTGTTCAAAAAGTTCTGAAAGCTATTGGCTCAGATGTTGAGGTTAATTCAGCATATATAAACAAACTGTTTAATGACAGTTTCTTCTTTGAGGACGAAAAGCGGAGAGCCACACAGGCTAAGTTAAGACAACTATTCGACAAGCTAACCCAAGAAGCAAAGAAATCGGGAGATACTTCCGGTGCATTATGGTTACAAGATTTTGAGAAACATATTAATGGACTTGACCTTACACCGCTTCAAAATAGCATTAAGAAATTCCTTCTTGGATTAGGTGGGAATGAAGACATACAGGCTAATTGGGTTATCCGAAACGGAGAATCGGAAGAAGAGTTTAAGAAGCGTATCAAGACAGAGATTGATACAAGGAATGAGATAATCCGAAAAAGCCAGTCAAGTATCTATCCCGAATACGGTCAAGATATAAGCAAAATAAAAGCTGAACTTGAAGAACTTAACCGCTTGTATAAAGGTCTTGGAGGTGACAAGAAAGGCGGAAGAAGTAGTGCAGAGCGTGATATTTGGGCAGAGCGCATATCCGTCCTCAAAGAAATGCAGTCAAGATACGAGAAGTTGAACAAAGTAATGGGCGAAACACGTGCCATAGAAGAAACACGTTCCGCTTTCAAGGGTGCCTTGGGCTTTACACAGATGGACGAAGTTATCAAGGCAGAGGACATTCTGCCTACCAAGCAGGGTATGATTGATGCACTTGAAAAGTTACTCAAACAGATTCCCAATGATGCAAAAAATGCCGCAAAGAGGACAGGACTTGAAAAGGAGATTGCAGAACTGAAAATCGGTATTCAGCAAGACTATCTGAAAGAGCAGCTTGACAAAACCAAGCAGAACATCGAAAATATGTTCAACGAGCTTGACTTGCACCAAAAGCTGAAAGATGCGGGATTGAGCGAGTCGGAGGTACAGGCGTTGTTTCCCAGGCTTGCAAAAACGCTGAATGAAGTTCAGAGAGGCATGGAAGAAGTATACAAGAAGAATTTCCCGAAAGGTGAGTATCTGGCAGAAGGCACGGACGCAAACAAACAATACAAGGCAGACCAAGAAAAGCTAAACCAGCAGCGTGTAAAAGAGCTGCAAAACCTTGTTATCGAGCTTACCAAAGCATACAAGACACAGCTTTCAGACCAGCTTCAACTTGATAATTGGTACTATAAAGAGCGTTCAAAAATCTACGCTAAGGCTTACGATGAGCAAAGCAAGACTTTCAAGAATGTACTTACCCCTGAAATGCAGAAAAACTATGAGGCCAATCTGACCAAGGAATACGAAAAGCGCACTTCGGAAAATACTTGGAAAAGCTTCCAAGCAACCGATTCTTATATTTCCATGTTTGAAAACATGGATAAGATGTCAAGCGAAGCCATACAGCGTATGCTTGAAAAATTGGAGAGCCTACGCAATTCATTGAAAGGACTTCCGGCAGACCAAGTTCGGGCTATCATTAACCAAATGGAAAAGTTACGTGAAGTACAAATTGAACGTAACCCATTCAAGGCGGCTATTGATGGCATAAAAGAACTAAAAGAAGCACGTGAAGGTCTTATTAAACTTGACGAAAATGGAGAATCGACTGGCATTGTAATTTCGGAAGAAGAGGTTAGGCGTTTGCATGAAGCGGCAGACGAAGCAAAAGTTATTGCCGATACGAAAGCGCAGGGAGAAAACAAAACACTGCAAGATTTAGAAAGACAACGTGAAGAACTTGTCATGTATTCTCTCCCAGAAGAAAAAGGTACAGATGAATACAAAAAACAACTTGCTTCCTTAAATGAAAAAATAGAGGCACAACGCAAGGTTGTGAATTTGGCTATTACCGAAGCTGAATTACAGGGGAAAATATCACATGAGTATGCCGAACAACTCCGTATTTTGGCAAACGCAGAGGGCAAGTTAGAAAAAGGAATTGTAGGAACATTCAACAATATAGCAACTATTGCCGACGAAGTAAGTTCTTCTATAACAGTCATTGCAAGCGACTTGGAAAACGTCTTTGGCACTATGTCTGCCGGAACAGCAGATACAATTAGCAGTATAGCAGAAATAGCAGGCGGATTGGGTCAGACAGCAAGTGGTGTTGGTAGAATAATGTCTGGAGATGTAATCGGCGGTTCTATGCAGGCTCTATCTGGACTTACAAAAACAATCGGCAGCATATTCGCAATAGGCGACAAGAAAAAAGAGCGTGAAATTCAACGGCAAATAAAGAACGTAGAAAGACTGCAAAAGGCTTATGATGTTCTTAAAGAAAAAATGGACTTGGCTTGGAGTGCGGCTTCATTCTCCGATATGAACAAGCAGACACTACAAAATGTAGATGCACAGATTGCTTCATATAAAGCTATGATTAAAGCCGAGGAGGACAAGAAAAAGACAAACCACGACCGTATTGAAGAATGGCAAGATGCTATCAAAGAACTTGAAAAAACCAAGAAAGAACTCCAGCAACAGGCAATTGAGGAAATGGGAGGTATCGGGGAGACAAATTTCAAAGATGTAGCTACCCAATTTTCCGACGCATGGGTGGATGCCTTCAATGAATCGGAAGATGCCTTACTCGCCTTGCAAGATACATTCGATGATTACATAGCCAACCTTATCAAGAAACAAGCAATGATGCGGTTGGTACAAGCACGCATGAAGTCCGTATTTGAAGCGATTGACAGGTCAGTGACGGAAGGCAGCGCAGGCGGAATAAACCTTACCAAAGAAGAACTTGCAAACATTCAGTCAATGGGCAAAACAGCACTTGCAGGGCTTAATGAGGACTTGCTCGCATTGATGGAAACATTGGGATATAAGGGGAAAGGTCAGACAGCGGAATTGTCGGCACTAACCCAAAGCATACAAGGCATAACGGAGCGAGAGGCCGAAGTTTTGGAAAGTTTATTGAACAGTATCAGGTTCTTTGTTTCTCAACAAACTTCTGATATTACAGCAATCCGCAACATACTTGAAACGGAGTATATGCAATCCGAAGGAAGTAGTTCAAACCCTATGCTTATTGAACTAAAATCACAGACTGAATACTTAAAATTAATGAGTGATAATTTTGAAAGCATTCTTTCGTATAGTGGAAACTCAAAAGGCAGAGGAATAAGAGTTTATATGCAATAAACTTTAACATATCATATTTGCATATAGTTCTCATTTTTAGTAGATTTGTATAAAAATAATATTGGAATGAACACATACGATTTTATACAAAAATCAGTGTCTATACATGGCAATAAATACGACTACTCTAAAGTAAAATATTCAGGTAGTCATACGCCAGTTGAAATTATATGCCCTATACATGGTTCTTTTTACCAAGTGGAAAATCCAATGCAAGCTGCCCCCTTAAACCAATCGATTCTATCCCCTTTGTACCAAAATACTCTACCCCTTGATTCCAACATAAAAATGCCCATGTCAGACAATGCCTGGTAGGGGATTTTTTTGTAGATTTGATACCCGTCTTGACCGGTGGGATAAAATCATTTCTACTATGACAACAAAGATAGCAAACATTCTCCAATGTTACGCATTGGGGATGGGGATAA